ATATGTCTGGCCTAGCTGCTCCAGATTTTGCAAGTTTGTCTGCAAATCCTTCTCGTTCGGGTCTATTTTTCCCTGTTGTACTAGTTCTTCGTATATTGTAATGAATTCTTCCCGAGTTGCACCAGTTTCGGCAATGATTTTTTCTGTCTGATCACTAATCTGTGCCGTCTCAGCAGCATACTTCTGCTCCTTTTGACGCTCTGCTAACGTGCTTTCATACGTCTTTTCGTTCTCTTCTAACTCTATTCGACGCAACTCGTTATCATCCGTGTCCTTGTAATCACGAACCATCTTAAATATGTTTCCTCGAAACTGCTTCATGAAAACAACCGGATCAACCCCAGACGCCTCAGCCACAACAGCAATCGCCCCTAGTGGATCTTTCGAATTCGCCTTCTCATAAAACTTGCTCGCCAATTTCGATATCTTCGCCTTGTCTTTTGAAAACGTAGCCTTCTCTCGACCTAGATCGGCAAATCGCTGCTCCCAAGCAACCTTGCCGGCGTAATTCTTTAAAAGATCTTCTATGGTCACATTTACGTCTTTGCCATCAACCTTGTGAGGAACAACCGCATCGAGCGCTAAATCTATCTCGTCTTCACCAACTTTGACCTTCTTTGAGGCCTTTGGTTTTTCTTCCGACGAATCCTCTGCATCACCAGACTCCTCTGATTCTCCCGATTCCTCTGAACCCTCCGATTTGTCGTCGTCCTTAGAGTCCTGACCCGAATCATCAGGCGCATTCTCTACTGGCGCACTCTTTTCTGTGTGCATTACGTCTGGCTGCGGATCTGTCTTAATGTCATCCCAAAACATTTCCGTCATCTCTTGGGTGCTAAGATTGCCCGCGACTTCTGTCGTCTCTGATTTTGTTTCCATGATTCCTCCTATTAGGTGGTTAGCGTTGCGGCATTGACACCCTCCGGGATGGGATCACCCTCTGGCGGCAGCGGCGGCAAAGGAATTTCCTCAGACGGCACACCTTCCAAAGGGGCTTGGGTTTGGATTGGTTGCGGCGGCAAACCTTGTTCGGGGGATGTCACAGGTTGAACGAGCTGTGACTCTGCTTGAAGCGCTTCTTCCAACTTCTGAATCGGGAAGAATAGCGGAAACATCGGAAACCTTGCACCTATCTCAGCTGCATATTGCTCCGACTTTTTTGAAATTCTGTACATAAACATCTCATGAGCCATCATATGGTCTTGTAATGCCTTTTTTCTAGACTTGGGCCACTTGTGAAAACCCTTGTCTGACATCGCTGTTAAATGCTGATCATAATGAACGAGATGATTCTCATACGGCTCAGGAGCTTCTGTTGAATGACCTTCTTTAATTTTCTGAGTCTCAAAATCAGCAGCGGCTTTATTAACCGTGATCTTGCTTTGAAATTTCTTCACATTACCAATATCAAGAATCTCTACTAAGTCCTCATCACTCATCGTGTTTGGAGCTATCTCCTTGATATCAAGCGCTGTCTGAATTCTTGCTGCTTTAGACTCTGGCAAAGCTGAAGAGTTCTGAATGCGGATGTTGAACTTTCTCTTAAACACTTCTGGATCAAACTCTATGATCTCACCATCCATGCCTGTCTCAGTTCCAACAATCTGCAACTTTCGCTTGTCGTCCTTTTCGTAGTAAAGACCAATCAATCGAATCGTCCAGTCAGCCAAATCCACAATGTATTGCTGCCACTTTACTACCTGAGAATTAAACCGCTCTTGCTCCTGCTCTGATAAAAACTGAAGAGCAACTCCCGCCTTTACACCGGCAGGCGGCTCACCACGAGAAACACCATAAATGCCAGATAGCTGCTGCATCTCTTCTTTGATCTGATTCCTAAACTCAAAAACTTCATTCGATGTCGTCTTAAAAGAAACAAGCTGCGGTGGTGTTGGACCTTTGTATTGAACCACTGTTAAATCATTCCCAAGGGATTTTAGATTCGCTGCACCTGCCGGCATAATCCATTTTGGATGCGCTGCCATAAGCTGATTTCTAGTAATCATCGTCGTCAAAGAATTGTAAATGTCTTGAAGGTTTCTGATGTAACGAACAAAAGATACTGCTCGCTTGTCACCAGGCACTTCATCTGAGGTAAACCTAACCAACGGAAGAGGCACTTCAAATGTCTCTTCAGGATCGTTTGGATCGCAGTAAGGATAATCCCTCTCTCGAAGTATCACATCCACAGTAAAAACAATCTCTACACCCTCTGGGAAATAGTGATCCGGCCTATACATATAAGTGATCTTGCGTGATTGGTGATGAACCGGCTCTTGTTCGAACCGATCATAATTGAACTTATCAAGCTCTGGCTCACTCTGAATCTCGTCCGCTGAATTTGGAAAATCAGCCTTGAGTTCAGCAATTGGAAAGTATTCCTCAATAAAGCAATCCCGGCAGTCCGTAAACTCTGTCATATCATCAAGGTGCACATACTCGGGGGAAATGAGCTTGTACTCAATCTCACCCATACGAGGTTTGCCCTTTAGCTTTACTGTCTCGCCGTCTTCGTCTTCGGCCTCGGCATCATCATCCAAATAATCAGGATCAACAGGACCTTTGTTCTCATTCCAAACGGGCCAGACAAAAGACTCTCCAAAAAGATCAGCGACCTTTGCGTGCTTCGCATTTAAAGCCTCAATATTGTTTGTATACCAAAGATAATCAACCCAACGCTTGGCCAGTCCAGCAGCTAGCTCATCTTCGTTTTCTGTAGTTGGAGGTGTTACCGCAATGGCCGGCTTAAAACGAGTTAACCTGGCAACACGCGCATTTACCAAATCTCTCAAATGGTTTACGGAAAGCTTCTTGTATCTTCTGTTCACAGTCGAACCAGATAAAGAAGCACGACCCTCTCTAGAATCCCTTGAATCGAGGTCGTAATAGTACAGGTTTTTGTATCTAGCGATGTTGCCTCTGTACTCTTCGACTCTATCAACAGCCTCTTGCTTTCGACGATCCAAGTTGAACTTCAACCAGTTAAGAACCTGATCCTTATCAGAGCGGTCCAAGGCCCAAAAGGGTTGATAAACGTAACTATCTTCTTCTCTGCCGCCTGCACCAGATGGTGTGTCCATGTCGTCAAAAGTTATTGCCAATGTCTTCCCCCAGGCTGTGTGATTATGAAATCACGTCTTTTTCATATTGAAATGACGGCTCTTCCTGCCGGTTTAAATGCTGATCTAATTCTTTAGAAAGCCTTTGAGACATCTCTTCATCACTGGGAACATTTATTTCTTCCTCAGCAAAAGGGTCCTTCCAGGCCATCGTATGGGTTGATTTTTCCATAGCCATCACTTTAATCAAAGCGAAACTTGCCAATGCGAAACCAAGGATCGTGATGATGATGCAGGTGATGATAAGACCTACAACTATTGCGTCAATACTCATGAGATAAAGCCTCCTCCCATTCTTCACTTACTTCTTCCAGAAACTCCGACTCTAGTAAATCATTTGATTCACTGGCCATCTCTGGAAAGTCGTCCTCCATGCGGTACCAAGGCTTGTTTTCAGCGTTTTCCTTTTCCTTGTTTCGACGCTCTTTACGATCGTTAAGGTCGTAATTCCAGAAGCCTAAGCTATACCTAGCCGAGTCGATTAAATGGTCATTTACCTTTGGAATCTTGCCCCTATCGTCTTTCACGTAGTTTTCCACCTCCCAAATAAACGAAGAGCATCTCTCGGAGACGAACAGCTTGTTGTCTAGCAAGATGTCCTTAATCAGGCCTATACCTGATTCCTTCTTGTTTTGGGCTTTAGTCGTGGGGAAGAAGTGTAGGTTGTGGCGTTGAGAGACTTCGTTAATAAACCAAGACGCTGCCTCATCACACACGTGATCCCATTCAGCCGAGAACTCTTCTTCTTTTGAAACGATTTGAGGGAATATTCCATCAACGGAAGTTTTGTTGGGGTCGGATTCATAGATCTCATCCAGGACGAACACCTCTCTGGTGTAGGGATTGAGAGCTAAGAAAAGCACACCGAACACACTGACTGTGCCTGGATCGGCCACACACAGAAACTGCATCTTGTGCTGGTCTTTAGAGAACTTCTCGAGGAGTTTTTGGTGGGGCATCACGAACTTTTCTTTATCAAACATCGGGAATATGGACCTCTTACCGCCTCTGACGAATCGTCCTTCATACTCTCTTGCCCATACGTCTTCTTCACCCCTTGCAATGAGCTCAAGTCTTTTTTCCTCAAGCCATCTCTGATCGATGTATGGGTTTGTGGAGCTAGGCATTTGAAAGAAGGTGCCGTGTTGTTTGGCAATGTCGGCGAGGGCAAAGAACCCGGTACCCATTTCAGTATCCATTTCAGGCGGGGTTCCAAGGACTACGAGCTGGGCTTTTCGAGCGAGGAAGTTTGGTTCCATCCCCTCATGGAATCTTGGCTTAAAGTCCTTATATTCATCGTATATGACCAGAGAGGGGGTAAAGCCTCGAGCGGTGTCGATATTATCAGCGCCATCAAGTTTGATAAATCCGTTGTTTAGAGTACGAATTCTAAGTTCTGATTCGTTCGGTCTTCCAGTGATGAGGTTGGGGGCAAACTTCTGGATACGCCTTGGGGCCCACATAATTTCTTTGGCCTGCTTGAAGTATGGGGCGATGTAGTACACGGCCGCGTTTGGGGTGAGGATGCAGTGAATGTAGGCTATAAAAGCAGCTGTTTCTGATTTACCGAATTTTCTACCACATTGAGCGAATATGGGGTGAGACGTGCCAAAGGTTTCGATGAACTTATAGATGATTTTGAGCTGACCATCATGAGGGTGTTTGTCGTGGAATAGCTTGGCGACTAGACCAGGAGCTTGGAGTTTTATTTTTTTATCGAGATTTGCTAATAAGGCTTTTAAACCACTCACGGATATCCTCTTCTCCCTTATCGGGGCGATCGTGAAGAATAACTAAGGCCTTGTGTATTTCTTTAAGAAATGTGTAATCGGACCTTCTGAAGCCATTTAGAAAGCCTCTAATGAGTGCAGCGGTTTGAGCGCCTAGTAGTTCTTTATCGCTTTCCATTTTTCTACGTTCTTGGATGAGGTCATCGATATGGAACTTGGCAGCTTGAGATTCGATTTGATCGAGGGCGGTTCTTTTTTCAGTCGGGCTTGTCGGAAGGTTTTTCGGTAATATTAGCTTTGAGTAGTTGTCCATGGTCTATATCTCCTCCTAAGAGCTTTTTAAGGGCATCTTCAGCAGTGGCAGTGTTACCCATGCTTATTTGTCTGTTATCGATGTTTAGATGAATAAGAGGGTCGTTTTCTCTGAGTCCACAAACGGTTTTATTGAGGAAGATAAGACAAGCAGTGTTACCGGCCATAGCTTCTTCGAATATTTTATTAGATAGTTTTGCCTTGACTTTTGCGCGGCCATTTTTCACACGCTGCGATATATGAGGTATTTCGTTTTTGCGCTCATACCAGGTTCTAGGGTTTGTCCCAACTAAATAGGCTATATCATCCTCTGGGAGGAAGCGGGCGGCGTAGGCTTCGATTTGATCTAGTATTTCCGGAGTAGGCATCCACTTCTTAGGGCCGCGCTTCTTTCCGGTAGACATAATCATAGATTAGCAGGCTTTTTACCGAAGGTATGACCACATTCTGGGCAGGTCATCGGTGGTTTGTTTTTGAGTTTGCCTTCTTCGTAATTATCGAGAGGTTCGATTTTAAAGTCTTTTAAGCCGAGAAGGTCGATATCTAAGTCAGGGCCGAGTTCAGGGATCTCGAGGTTAATCATTTTGAGGTCGAGTTC